AAAAAAATGTTGTAAAATTATATAGTTATGGCAGAACAAAATAGAATGACGATATTTCAAAGATTAAACAATCTTTTTGGTGCTGAGGGGCCTCAGTCACCTAAAAGGTCATATAACTTTGATAAAAAAGATATATTAAAAACAACTTCTAAGGTTGATTACGAAAGAACTAAATTAGAATTACAACAAGGTCAATATTTGGCCAACCAATGGCAAAAAATAGAATCCCAACTTTATTCACAAGCAGTTTATTATGAACCTACTAGATTGGCTTCATATTATGATTATGAATCTATGGAATTTACACCTGAAATATCAGCAGCTTTGGATATTATTTCAGAAGAAGCGTGCACAATTTCAGAAAGAGGTTATATGTTAAACATTTATTCTGAATCTAAAAGAATAAAATCTATACTAGGTGATTTATTCAATAATGTATTAGATTTAGAATCAAATTTACCTATGTGGGTTAGGAACACATGTAAATATGGTGATAATTTTGTTTATCTTAAAATAGACCCAGAAAGGGGTATTGTTGGTGCTAGTCAATTACCTAATATAGAAATAGAGCGTATTGAGAAAGGAATGAATACGTTTGAAACAAGAACTGGAGATAAGGAAGAACGTGAAGTTAAGTTTATTTGGAAAAATAAAAATATGGAGTTCAATACATGGGAAGTTGCTCATTTCAGATTATTAGCTGATGATAGAAGATTACCTTATGGTACTTCTATGTTAGAAAAATCTAGAAGGATTTGGAAACAACTTTTATTAGCTGAAGACGCGATGTTAATCTATAGAACTTCTAGAGCTCCAGAACGTAGAGTTTTTAAAGTTTATGTTGGTAATATGGAAGACCAAGATGTTGAAGCTTATGTACAACGTGTAGCTAATAAATTTAAAAGAGACCCAATAGTTGATAGAGATACTGGTAATGTTGATTTACGTTATAACCAAATGGCGGTTGACCAAGACTTCTTTATACCGGTTAGGGATTTAGCTGCACCTAATCCAATAGACACATTACCTGGAGCACAAAACTTAGCTGAAATTGCTGATATTGAATATATTCAGAAAAAATTATTAGCCGCATTAAGAATACCAAAAGCTTTTTTAGGATTTGAGGATGTTGTTGGTGAGGGTAAGAATTTAGCTATTCAAGATATTAGATTTGCTAGAAGTATTAATAGAATACAAAAATCAATTATTCAAGAATTAAATAAAATAGCGATTATACATTTGTATATGTTAGGATTTGAAGATGAGTTGGGTAACTTCACACTAGGATTAACTAACCCATCTACACAGTCTGAACTATTAAAAATAGAACAGTGGAAAGAAAAAATCACACTTTATAAAGATGCTGTTACGGACCCAGGTTCTGGTATCCAAGCTGTGTCTGCAACTTGGGGTAAAAAACACATACTTGGTTTCTCAGATGAAGAAATTAAATTAGATTTACAACAACAACGTATAGAAAAAGCTGTTGGTGAAGAACTTAATCAAACTGCTACAATAATTAAGAACACTGGTATATTTTCTAATATAGATAAATTATATGGGGAGATGGAACCAGATGGTGGTGGAGCTGAAGAAGGAGCTGAAGGTGGTGAAGTTGAATCTGCTGCAGATACAGGTTTAGAAACTGGAGTTGAAGAAACCCCACCTGAGACTGGTGAAGCTGGTGGAGGGTTAGACTTAGCTTCTATCAGTAAATCTAAATTACCCTTAATATTAGAAACTATTGATAATAATAATTTTGAATTAAATTTATCAAAAGGTAAAGATAAATTAGATGAAGTTAGTGAAAAGTTAGATAGTTTATTAAATGAATAGATATTTATTGTTAAATACAATAATATGTTCGGTAAAACTAAAAATAAAATAGATAGTATTTTAATTAATACTTTTTCACAGAAACCTAAATTTAAGAATGCTTTCCACACTCTTATGGAAAGTTTAAAGGATAACCCAACTAATAGAGAATTTTTCGTACTTTATTCTCAAATAGAGAATAAAGCTTTTAGTGATATTAAAGATGCGGAAGAATATCTTAACGAATCAATTAAAACTTTAAAATCCAAAAAGAACAAGGTTAATTTAAAAAATATTAACGAATCTATATCTAAATATAAAAATTTTATCGGTGACTCAACTAATAAATTATATGAAAGTATTGATACGTTAGTGTTTAATGAGAGTGTTTTAGGTATTGAAAAAAGAATAGAGGCTAAAAAATTAATTTTAAAAAAATTACATAATAGAGAAACAAAAAAAATATCTGAAGCTAAAATACCAAACTCATTATTAATTAATTTATCTACTAAAAATTTCAATAAAAAATATGAAAATTTAACTGAAAATGATAAACTTGAATTTAAGTCATTATTAGGTAAAAACAATATAGAATTTAAAAATGAGTTTAAAACTTTGGTTGAAGAGGTAACAACTAAGTTGAATAATTTAATATCAGAAACTAAAGATTCTCAATTATTGGGTAAATTAAATGAAACTAAAGAAAAAATTTCAAAAACAGTCATAGATAAAGTTTCTTACTACAAAATAAAAGAACTTAATAAAACATTATAAAATAAATTATTATGAATAGGGTAATTAATATTTTTAAAGATAGTAACGACATCAATGAAAAAACTATTGTAGGTTTTTCTTCATTTGCTGTTATGGTTATTTTTGCTATCGCAGATATTGTATCTGGAAGTTTAGGTAAAGATTTAATTATAAATGAATTTATTTATAATTCTTTTTTAATTATTACATTAGGTAGTTTTGGTATAGCTGAAGTTGGTAGGATTGCTAATGTTTTTACAAATAAAAAAGATAATTCAAATGAACAATTACTTACTGAATAATAATATGTTCATAAGTAAAAAGTTAATTTTGACACTAGAATAAAATGCTGTTATATTTAAATATAATAACATTTTATTTATGAAAACAGGAAAACAATTTAAATTAAATTTAAACAAAGATTTTAACACTTACTACGGTAGTGTTGATTACAAAAACCCTAAATCAATATACATCAACATCTCTTCATGGTTTTCTCCTATAAAGGAGTGTGAGAATTGGGATAGAGCTGTTAGTGGGTTAAAACGAAATATACAATCAAATATAAATTCTACAAATTTAAATAATTTATTTTTAGAAAAAAAACAAATTGTAGACTTAGATATTAGAACTAGTGGTATACGTGAAAATAAAAGGAGTTATATGAGTTGTGAAATAACTTTATTCCTTAAAAATGAAGAACCCATAAAATCTGATAATGTAAAATTAGTCGTTGAAAACATTTTAACTAACATAATTAACAATAGTTTTAACACATCCACATATTTTAATTTTTATAGAACAAAAAAGTAAATGATGTATTTTATTATTACTAAAGTATTTATAGTTAAAAGTAATAATGGAAATATTGAAACCAGGAAAGGTAGGTACGGGTATTTTAATAGAATATGACGCTGGTCACGTATCACCCACTAACACTAATAACAAAAAAGTTATTAAAGAAATGACAGATAGGTCCATCCAAGAAGGACCCATAATTTTCCATGCTATACTACAAAAAAGTGGTGTAGAGAATAGAAACGGAAGAGTTTATCCAGAAAACATATTAAAAAGAGAAGTAGAAAACTATCAGAAATTAATAGAGAAAGGTAGTGCTTTATCAGAACTAAATCACCCAGAATCATCATTAGTCGATTTGGAAAGAAGTTCTCACAGAGTTTTAGAGACTTGGTGGGATGGTAATATTCTTATGGGTAAATTAGAAATCTTAACATCACCCGCATACCACCAAACTGGTGTTATATCTTGTGTAGGTGATATCGCAGCTAACTTATTGAGACACGGAGTAACGTTAGGTATTTCATCAAGAGGTGTCGGTTCATTAGAAAGAGAGAATGGTCAAAATGTAGTACAAGATGATTTTGAATTAATTTGTTTTGACTTAGTTTCATCACCATCAACCCCAGGAGCTTATTTATTTAAAAATTTAGAAGATAAAGAACTTTATGATGAATCTTTAAATCACGATAAACCACAAGAACAAATAACAACTCAAGCTTTAAGTGGTTCATTAAGATTAATGGATAAGTTAGATAGTTTCTTATCGGGATATTAAAAATAATAATAATTTATCTTTTATTTGTATTATAAGAGGAGTTTTTAACTATTGGTAGTATTTATAATAAAAATAAAACTTTAAAAAGCGCTTAATAAAAAAGATATGGCAGATAACACATCAGTCTTAGAACAGGCCTTACTAGAGGCACAACAGCTAGAAGAAGCTGTTAAATCTAATGCAAAAGAAATACTTGCAGCTACTATGAAGCAAGAAATTGAAGAGTTAGTTAAAGAATCATTAAATGAACAAGAAGAAGATGACTTTGTCGGTACTAGTGAAGAAGAAGTCTCTGTTGAGTTCGATGATGATGATTTTGATGACGAAGAATATGAAGACCAAGAAGAAGAGGAATTAATGATTCCTGCAGGAGAAGAAGCAATGGTATCTATGGAAATGGATACGGATGAACCAACACTCGACCTAACACAAGCATCTGACGAAGAAGTAATGAAAGTTTTCAAAGCTATGGGAGCTGAAGATGGAATCGTTGTTACACAAGATGGAGACACAATTGAACTTGAAGACCAGGGAACTGGTACTGAATATAAAATTGAATTGGCCGAGAGTAAATTTAAGAATAATCTTCTAATTAATGAAGGTTATGATAATGATTCAATGGAGTACGTTGATGATGAAGAAATTATGGAAATGGAAAAAGATTTCGAAGAAGGTTGGAAAAAAGGTATGTCAGAAATGGAAATGGATGACGAACCTATTTATGAAATTTCTTTAGAGGATGAAATGGATGACGAAATGTCAGAAATGAAAATGAAAGGTATGTATGAAATGGAAATGGATGACGAACCTATTTATGAAATTTCTTTAGAGGACGAAATGGATATGGATGAAGAAGACATGGACATTGAGGAATTACAAGAAATGGAAGATATGTCTTATGAAGAAATGGAAGAAGGCCGCAACTGGGGTGGAAACAA